GCTGCACTATCAACGGCCGCCATGAACTTGCGCCGTCCGAGGAACTTGGCTAGCTGCCCATACACTCGGATCTCGCGCAGCATGGCAGTTCTCAGCCTTCGGTCAGTTTATCGGCGTCGCGATGGCGGAGTCTACGGCCAGTGCAATTTTGCAGCCAACCGCCGTACAGATCACGACTTGAGAGGCGCCCGCGAAGATGGTGCAGCACCAACTGATCACCGATATACACACCGCAGTGGTTGAGGCCGCGGCCTTCAATGTTCATTAGCAGGCCGTCGCCAAATTGCAGCGGCTCCTCCTCCGGCAGTTGATAGAAGCCGGCATCCTTCCAAAAGCCATCGAATAGCGGCTGCACTTCAAAGTCCGCATGGGTGGCCGGTCGATCCCAGTCCGGCAGGTCGATGCCGTGCTCGCCGTACCAGTCACGCACCAGCGTCCAGCAGTCGCTCACATCCCACACCCAGCTACGGCCGATGAGCGGTGCCTTGTAGCCAGTGGGGTGCGTTTCAGACCAGGCTTCGGTCTTCGGGTTGACGATGTACCACGGCAGGCCAGTGGCCTCGATGCTGATCAGGTCCGGCTGGCTGGGCGCCGGCGGTGTGACCGGATGGCTATGGAAGATGGCCACCACCTCGCCAGCATCCTCCGCAGCGGCATAATCCTCAGGAGAAAGGACAAATTGTGTGCCGTCTTGATCCAAATTGCGGCAAGGCCAATACCGACGACGGCCTTTGATAACCACCACCAAGCCGCAAGCCTCACGCGGATCTTCCTGCTTGGCGTGTTTGAGCGCGTCAGTTTTCCAGCTCATACGGTGTAGGCGCCGATTCCAGGGAAGCTGCCATAGGGCAGTTCAGAGGTTGCCCCGAACCGCAACTTACAACTGGTCAGGCGTTTGCCGCACACGTCATTGTCCAAGCCGCTCACGGGTTCGTCGTTGACGGTGAAGTAATTGCTGCCGGTGTAGCCGCACTCTGTCGAGCGGTAGACCCATTGGCAGATGTTGGCGATGCACTGCCGCTTCGGCGCCCGCACACCAACCAAATCGAACGCAGCGGCCAGCTCAAACTCCACCATCTGCCGGCTCTCGGATGACTTGCGCGCGATCTTGTAGACCTCCCGCGGGAACTCGGCGGTCGGGTCCGGCGTGCCGTAGGGGTTGGTGCCGCCAGTGAAGTTAGCGCCATCGATGTAGCGCGCCATCGTGCGGATCCTGGTCAGCGTTGCCCCTGTCAGATCATTGCCAGCGGTGGTCGTGTTGACCGTTGCCAAGATCGTGCTGATGCTGCCGAGGATATTGCTCACCTTGATCTTCGGGCGCGGCAGGCTGCCCGTGCCGGTGTACTCAAATCCCTCAGCCTCGACCGGGAACCGCTGATAGCTATTGCTGTTCCAGACCAGCTCACCGTTGGCGTTCATGTTGCTGCCAGCGTGGAAGCGGTAGATCGTGTTGCTGCCATGCAGAGCGGTGACAAGCTGCAGCTCGAATAGCTCGATGATGCTGCTCGGCGCGATCTTCTGTAGCTCTGAGACGGGTATCGCCATGGCTACGGCTCGAACACTTCGATGAAGGTGGCGGTGATGTTATTGAAGTTGCAGGAGCGCAGCGTGGTCTGCCACTCCCTGCAGATGTATTTGCCAGCAGTGCCGCGGGGTGGTGTCCAGTCAAAGCTCTCGACACCAGCTCGGGCATCTAAGAAGGCCGTGATGTTATCGCGCTCGGTATCGGTCCGGTTCAAGAAGTTGAGCTGCCACTCCTTGCCATTGCGGTGCAGGCCGAAGCCGACGCGATGCTGGTAGCCATCACCTGCCTCGAAGGTGACCACCCGCGGCTTGCTGATCTCAGTGGCCTCGAAGCTGGGCGTATAGGAGAAGGTGGCCATTAGTTGAGCAAGCCTCCTGGGCGCTTCTGGATCACGATCTCATTCTTGACGGCTTCGCTGATTGCCCGGCCGAACTCGGCGCCCTTGGCGTTATCACCTTGAACGCTGGTGCCGCTGGCGTCAACGTTCACCACCACGCTCACACCGCCGCCACCGTTGGCAGCCTGCACACCAAGGCGGCCATCACGGCCGCGGCGTAACGGCATGATCGCCTCAGGTCCGGCCTCGCCCATCAGTCCGATGCCATTGGCAAAGGGGAACAAGGTCGGCTTGTCGACAATGCCGCCACGGGCGAACTTCTGGATGCCGTTCTGGGCGAAGACGTTGCCCATGGCGCTAGCACCGAAGCCGATGGTCTTGCTCAGCGAGCTGGCCACTCCGAGCAAGCCGCCCCCGCCACCACCGCCAAACATGCTCTGCACAGATCGCAGTAGAGGCGCGATGATCAGCATTCGCGTGACCATGCGGGTGATCTCCTCGATGATGGATTGCGCGAACTGACGGAAGCTAAAGGTGCCGGTAGTGGTCAGGGAAACAATGGCATCCTCGAGACCCTTGAAAGCGGTCTGAGTGACATTGCTCAAGTTGGCGCCCAGTGTCCCGATGCTTTCAATGTACGAACCGATGCCGGCACGGAAGTCTTCCATTGCCGACGTTGTTTTCTCTACAGAGACATAGAACAGCTCTCCGCTCATGCCGGCCTCAAAGCCTGCACCCTTCAGCTCCTTGAATTTCTCGATGAGCGCATTGGCTTCTTGAACTTGCAGTTTCTGAATCTCAACCGATCTGGTGCGCTGGATATTGGCCTGCTGTTCAATGGGCAACTGCTGGCGCAATTCCTTATCGGCTGCGGCACTGACAGCTCGGCGCCTTTCTGCATATTCGAGCTGGATTTTTCTAAGAGGATCGGTTTCGCGGAGAATCGCCAGTTCCGCCCTCGATTGCGCTAGCGATTCACGCGAAGATGCTATGCCTTCCGCGATTCGCTTACGCTCAGCCTCAGCACGTTTTTGTGCTGCTTTTTCTTTTTCAGCAGCATCACTGCCCGACGCGCGACCAGGCAGTAGCGGAGGGGTGGCTGGCAACGCGGCGCGCCGCTGTCCGCGAGCGGCAAATTCAGGCTGTTGTTGCAGCAGTTTGATGAAGTTCTGCTCATTAAAGCCAAGACCTAAAAAAGCGCTTCCTGCTTGCCTCTGAAGCGCTCGCCGACGTTGCTCGCCAATGATGCGATCGATGGCGGCGGGTCCGCCAAATGGCAACTGACCAGCGCGGATAGATGCTGTTGCTTCCGCTTGCTGAGGACCACTGATTGCCAGCTTGATAGCCTTGTTGATTGTGTCAATTACATTTATCGCTAAATCCAGAATCGCCTTAACAGCCGGACCCAGAACAGTTCCGATTGTTTGCGAGAGACCTGTAATGTTATCTTTCAGCGTGCTGAATTTACCGTTCAGGGTATCGCTTTGAGCGATAGCACCATCAGCATATTTGCCACCAGCAGCGGTAAGGCGCTGAATTGCAACCTCAACAGCCTGGGCGCTGATTCTTCCACCCTCGAGTGCCTTGGTAAATTCTTGGCCTTGCAGCTTATACATTTTCTGCAGTTCAGCCGAGAGCGCAACGCCACGCTCTTGGAATTGCAGTAGCTCCTCGCCTTGCAGTCGCCCCTTGGCTACCACTTGGCCATAGGCCGTCGCGAGTTCGCCTAAGTTGGCTCCGGTTGCACCAGCTACATCGCCGAGAGTTTTTACAACATCAACAACTCGACTCGATTCAACTCCAAAAGCATTTAGGCGCTTTGCCGTCTCAATCAGTTCAGTCGACTCAAACGGAGTTGATGCTCCATAGCTCTGCAGTTCTCGAATGATTTGAGATGCCTGAGTCGCGCTGCCAGTTAGGACCTGCAGGCTGCGAGCCTGACTCTCTAATGTCGCTGCATCTCCAAAGATTTTGTTAATGATCAAGCCGCCGCCGATCAGGCCGGCAACTCCGCCAACGGCTGCGCGCAAGCCGTCAAATGACATTGCAAGATTTTTAACCTGCCCCTGAACTCCTTGCATGGAGTTGCCAAGGCGGCGGATATTGTTTTCTCCGGTGACATTGGCTCGAATCCTGAGCATTGCCTCCATGTTCATGGCCATGGCTATGCTCCCTGCTTATTGATCACGGTCATCGCTGCGGCCTCCATGATTTGCAGGTCCTCCAGCAGCGCGCGCGGTTCCTCTACGTCGTACAGCTTAAACAGCCAGCGCACCGCTGCATAGTCCAATCCGATCACGCCACTCATCGTGGTGCGCCACTGCGTTTGAACACGGAGAAACATCTGCACCACCGGCCAATTCTCGGGCAGGATGCCGAAGTCTTCATCCGGTGGCGGAGGCAGATCCGGCAGATCAAAGCCGAAGGCCGCGGCATCGTCGGCGGTTTCGTCCACAACGCCACCGCCTGCCCAATGCTCAGCGGCCTCGATCAGTTTTTTCGCTTAGCTCCCTGCAGGCTCTCGAAGTAGGCCATCACCACAGCCGTCGCCAGCAGCGGAATGTCCAGCATTTGATCCAGCGCCTTCTGGCTGAAGGGCACATCCTTGCCATCGCCATCGGTCACACCAGACCAGCCGACCAGCACCTCCGCAGCTATCGCGCCGTCGATAATTTCGCCAGCCTCAATCTGCTGGCCAATCTCCCTGATGCGGCTCTGCGGGAGGCGCTTGAACTCCCCGTCGAAGGTCTGACGCTCATGGCGGCCACCATCGACAGGGAGATCGAATGCGACCGGCCACGAATAGGTGTCCGACTGTTTAAGAACAAACGCCAAGGTCAGGTGAAAGCGAGACTGAACTCATCATTGCCCGAACTGGTCGGAACCGCAATGAACGGCATGTTCAGCATCTGCACGCCATCCTGATCCGAATAGGTCAGGTTGCCCAGGTCGGACTGAGCAGTGGTCACCGTGGCGATGTTGCCGCCGGTGGTGCCGTGCTGGAAGGTGATGCTGCCGGTGCTGCTGCCGGTAGCGATCGTGAAGAAGTCCTTGGCCGTGATGGTCGGAGCTTCGATCACGATGGTGCCGCTGGGCGCCCGGTTGGTGATCATGATCTCCTTCGAGCAACCGACCAGCTCGCGATAGATCACGTCGTTGGCCATGCTGAAGTTGTAGCTCTGCAGGCAACCGCTGTAGGAGAAGGCGCTGAAGTTGGTGGTGTTGCCCTGCTTAAAGATCAGTGGGGTGGCTTGGTTGGCGTAGGTCGGAGTGGGCAGCGTCTCATCGGTCGGGGCGTTGTAGATGCCCGTCATGGTGAAGCTGATCACGGGGATCTGACCCACCTCGCCGTTGATCTCGAAGGTGCCGCGGCAGCCGGTCAGCTTGTGGCGGATGCCATCCTCGTGGTAGTGGATAGTCACCGAGCTGAAGCTGGTGCTCACAGGCGCATAGGTGGCCGAGGTGCTGGTCACCAGCGTTTCGCTCAGGCCACATGCCTTCAGGATCGGACCGTAAGCGGGAGCGGTGCCAGCGGTGCCAGAGCCAGCCAGCTCCACCTCGAAGCTCACCTCGACCCTGGTCTGAGCCAGCAGTTGATCGGCTTGCCCCATGTAAGGACGCACCAGGTCGCGGTTCACGGTCTCAGCAACCAGCGGCTGGATCTCGAGGTTGCGCACCAAGATGGCATTGCTCGAGCCGGTCGGGCTGGAGTCAGTGCCGTAGGTGCTTTCAATCTTCGCCAGAATCAGGCGCCGGCGTGTCAGAACTGAGGCCATTGGTGGCTACCTCGGCGAGCTTTCGCTTGCCGGTTTTCTTGTCGACCAGATAGCTGCCGCCCTGGCCTGTGTATTCGTCCATCATCGTAGCTACTACGGACTCTGCGCCAAATTAGCGACCTGAGTCCGATACTTCACCACGAAGTCGCAGGAGATCACACCAGATGGCTGGTCTGCCTCCTGCATATCAAAACTGACTCCAGTCGGTTGCACGTCGTAGGCATGGCCTCCGACCGTTAAATCTGCCATCACCTTTGCGTGCAAACTCTCCACGATCGGATCAGCCACCTGATCTGGGATGTTGCCGCGCACGATTACCGCAATGCGCACGGTGAGCGTCCAGTCCAGCGTTGGCGTGCTGGTCAACTGCACGCATACATCATTGATCGGCTCGACCACGATCGCCGGCAGCTCGCCCCTAGCCAGCGGTTCCACCCTGCTGCGGTAGATGCGCGTGCTCACGCCGGTGGTGCCCGTCAGCGCCGTGCGGATACCAGCCAGGATCGACTCGCGCTTCGTTGTCATGCCGATGCCACCTGCACCACTGTGCAAATGATGCCCGGAATCCCCGGATGCGCGAACGGACTGGTCGCCGCGGCCTCGGCGTGGATGTATGCGTTGGCGTTGCTAGTCGCCCAGATCAGCTCGATGTAGTCCGCCGCGGCCAGTTTGAGGATGAAGTTCACCGTCCCGATCACGTTGCCGGGCGTGCCGCCATGGCTGGAGATGATGCTGAACTTGCTATCGCTGTCGACCACGTCACCACTTGCGCCGCTGTCGTTTTTGCGGAGCCACACGTTGATGTCGTGAATCTGCGAGTCGGAATTGCTGAATTGAATCGAGAACGTGAAGCTGTAGATCCCCGGATGGTCAACCGTGATCCGGCTATTGGAGATCACATTGATGCCACGGTTGTCTAGGTCGTTCTTGCGCAACAGGATCGTCGTCGGCGTATTAGCTGTGGCGGTCTGCGATGTTGTATCCCAGAACGATGCCCAATTCGCTGGACTGCTGAAATACGGCAGCGTATTCCACGCTGTCCTGCCGTCACCGATCTTCAGGTTGCCGGTCTGACTTTCAAGGCCAGGCTCCCCTGCCATCAGCACAGGATTCTGCGCTGTCCACTGGCTCCGTGTGTTGACCTTGAAGGGACCGCTCATGTCTTCTGTATCCCGAGCTGAACGAACTTGCCGTCGTCAATCAACATCGTCTCGCGGACGGTGTAAGCAGTCCCATCCACAGTGATCGAGTCGCCGCGGATGAGACTGCCAAATGCGGAGGTTCTGGCGGTCAACGTGTAGTCGGTGGTGAGCACCATCCCATCGCTGATCACCTGGCTGGGCATATCCAGGATCCCGTTGGCGGTAGTGGCGCCAGCCGTACAGCTAACGCCAAAATCCGCCAAAAAGATATCCAGATCCTCCGTCAGCGCCATGATCAGCCGTACTTCGCAGAAGCAAGACCAAGCACGGCAACAGCACCAGCGCCGGTGCCACCAGCCACGGTCACAGAGACCTTGACGTAGCGCTTCAGCGAGGTGACGTTGACGAAGATCTTCTGCAGCGAAGCAGTGTTGGCGGAGGTGGTGGTGAAGGCGC